CGGGCATCGAAGCAATCATCAAAGCCGAAACATCACGTAAGCATGTCATTCTTACGGATGTACAGAACTCCCTGGGCATTGTTGTCGATGATCCCAAAACATTGCTTGAAACCGATCGCTACGAAGACTACGCCATTACTATTCTCAGTAAGTATAATGAGAAGATTGTAGCGGCACTCGGCGGTGCGGGTTATGACGAATCAATGTCTGAGCAAATGGCTGACATGTTTGCAGTGCGTCATGGCGCTGGTTTAGACCTGGCCAGAGGATTGTCAAAGATCCAGGGTGTGTATCGTCCACCTAGTTTCATGCTGCGTACCTTTGTCTTCATCTTCACCACAATTATGTCGCTCGGCCTGAACCTGATAATGGGTACACTCAGCACTATCATGATCTCTATGTTGGGTAATGCATTTGGTGGTACTTATGATCGCGGTAAGGACCGTTTCATCCGTATGCGTAATGAAGCTGTCATGGCGCTAAAGGAAGAGAACATCGAGCCTGGTATGCGTAAACTCGCATTAGAAGCAATCGCTGGGATCAACGAAGTACTGGCTGATAAAAAGAACGAACTCTATCAGGTCGAAAAAGTCGCCTTCATTCTGCGTTCCAGTCAACGTCAGCGGTACCGTAGTAAAGTACTGCAGCAAGACCTGGAAGCGTTATTAAACAACCCGCTGTATATCAGCGCGGCTAAACTGAAAACATTGTAATAAGGATCTCTGAGATGATCATTGATGTAGCGGAATTAAAGAATCAGGTAGTACGTGTGCGTTCTATTGCAGAGATCCCGTCAAGTCTGCGTTCTAAACTGATCGAAACTGGCTTGGCTCGTGCAGTTGCTTATGGTGTTGATCTACCATCTGCACCCGTAGGTAACCCGATCACTTACTTTGCAAGCAATGGTAAGAACGCTAAAGCTGCATTGTCTGTTATCAACGAAACCAACGTGATCGATGTCTCACGCATCCTGTCTCTGGCAACGACTATCTGGATGGCCCGTTACAATGCCGTCTTCGTTCCGTCGTCTCGTGAATCCATGGAACAGACAGCGCAGGCGTTGATCGCACAGAAAGAGTGGTTGTTCGATGCCTCTCAGCAAGAGTTCCTGGCTGCGACTGAAGGTGATGGTCAGGTGCAGGATGTGTTGAAACTTGCCCTGATCAACTTTACAGCGCCAGCGGTGATTGGTCTGGGTCAGGCACCTACCCCTGAATCAACCGAGGAGTAATCATGTCCTTAGACCTTATTAACTCCTTTGTCGATGACAGTGGTTCAGTGCCAAAGACTGCGCTGACTGTGGTCAGCAAAAAGGATGATGATATCAACGCACGTCTCCCTAAAGAGATGGCAATGATCAAAGCATCAAACGAAGAGATCGTTGAACTTCAGTCAGTGATTGAACGTATCCGCAGAGAGGGCATGAGCCGCGCTGTAGCAGAACGTATCATGGAGATCGCGCCAAGTGCCATGCCCGTGGGTTACGGCGTTGAGAGCTTCACTGTGGTGCCTTCTCGCATCTGTATGGCTGCGGGCATGGAATCTATTGTCGGTTATGTCATTGACGGCATAAAGCGTCTGATCGCATTCCTGTTTGATAAAGTCAAAACAGCTACCGCCTGGATCGTTGATACTTATAAGCGATTCACGGGCATCTCACCGACGGCATATAAGCTTGAACGTCGTGCAGTCTACATGCAACAGATGTCAGCGGAGTTTGCCAAACACTTTGGTAGCGACATTGCCGCTCTGTTAGAAGACGAGATCAAAGAAGGCTTTGTTGATATCGATGCCACACGCGTTACCATGACGGGGATGTTTGCAGATGCTTCAGTGCTGCAACAGGATCTGTCTAAGTACGCTAAGCCGATCAATCAAATGTCTAAGCAGGTTGAAGCGCTGGTTGCGGATATCCCACAACGTGCTGCACGTGTTAATGCCATTGCTAACGACGTCGTTGTCTCTCGCGATGGCAGTGTTGATCGCAGCACCGAGATTCTGCGCTATATCGAAACCGGTAAACTTGACGCATTAATCAGTTCACTGCGTACTGTTGCTAAAATGCTGGCCAGCTCCCCGATGTACAAATCACCCGGTGCGAGCAAAGACGGTAAACTTAAGCAGACTATCCTTGAACAGTTGAATAGCGATGGTTTCCGTGAGTTGATGTCAGGTCTATCCATGGCCGCTAATGCCGGCGTGTCTTACACCATGAACATGTCTGATGCTTCCGCTGTAATTCGTTCACGTAACTTGACCCAAGCGGTTAATGAACTGACGAACTATAATGAAGTGAAGAAGCGTTCATTGGATGATCTTAAATCGGCAGCGACTTCGGTCAACACCAATAAGTACATCCAGGCCGCTGAGAAAGCGACTGGTGATGACCCTACCACGAACGCACTGATTCAGTTTGCCCAGTACTTCGATGATGTCACCACCGCTGTTAAGCTTGCGCAAGACATCACGGCATCGTATGCAGAGACTGTCTTCAAGCTGCAGATCTTTGCAGTGAAGTGTCAGGACTTTGCATTGATCCAGTGGAGTGAGTCACCAGAGACCCGCGCCCTGCGTCAAGTAAATGAATCAACTGAACAAGCCCAGGCGATGATCAGACGTTATATTGAAAAAGTGGTGAAGAACACCGCTGGACTCGGTAATGCGTTAAGCGATCTGAACAAAGCGCTAAGCGCATAAGGAGTGAGCATGGATCCATTATTGACTACAATTCGTGACACCACTGATATGTGCGATGCACTGATCTCATTGGCACAGCGAGTTGAGCTACTGGGTCCCATTGCTGCAGAACAAGAGAACTTCAATACCATCAAAGAAAGCATTGATCGTAAGGTTGCGATGATAGCTGCGTCGATGGAATCTATTGAGTCCTCTGGGATCAACCAGGCGGCGGTGCAGGAACTTAATGCGCTGCTTCCTGGGATCATTCCTTCAAGCTTGCCTCTTAACGGATTTACCCGTGAGCTCAGTGCCTTTAATAAAGGCGTTGCGCTTGAGGCCTTAGCAGAAGGCAAAGCAGTAATGGTATCAAGCTCAGCCTCCGGTATCCTTGCGATTATCGTTAAGCTGTTCCGTTGGATTGTTATGACCGTGAAGTCTTACCTAAAGTCACGTCGTGATATCAATCGCTTAGGTGTGGGAACGACTTCAAAGATCAACAGCGCTGGTTCAATTAACGAGTATCTCTTAGCGGAGCTTGCAAAGACCCAAGAGTACAAGATAGCCCGTCGTGGTTATGAGTGGATCTATTCGATCTCTCGTCCTACCCAGGCAGTCTATAAGTTCAATGAGCAAGCATTGATTCAGTGGTGGCCAGAGCTCATCAATGAGCTTGAGTACGAATACAATGAAGTGAACAAAGCGTTTCTTGCATTACGTCAAGGTCAGTACTACACCCCGAACATTGCCAAAGCAACTCAGTCACCTTCTATGCTGCGTTTCTTTGAAGCACTGCCACAAGGGTGTGATCGCACAGGTAAAGTGTTCGATGTTGAGCAAGCCCGTGGTCAGTACCAGGAAAACCCACAACGCGCATTGTTCCAGCTGGCTGAACGTCTGCGTTACATGATCATGAAAGAGCCGAGTATTAAAGGTGAAGAGTTCTGTAGCAGCGCCCTTAGTCTGGGTCGCAGCATCGAGACTTACACCAACGTTGATCGTTTAGTGTTTGATCAGCTTAATACGTTCGACACCGGTGGTCGTTTAGGTAAATTGGAAGAGGCGTTCACGCATCTGTATAAGTCAGTACAGAACGCGCGATATAACGTGGATAAAGAAGCAGTCGATGAGTTCGTGGGTTACGTAAACCGTTACTCAGAGAAACTCAACTGTTTCGTACAGCTGATCACCGTTGTGTCTTATCTTGACACCTGCAGTTATCAGATCCTCGAAGACCTCTCGAAATTTACACTGAAGTATGTAGACATCTCTTTAAGTAATTAGTCGGCATAAAGGCCTGGCCCTCCTTGCGGGGGACCAGGCCTTGTTTATGCCGTCAGTGATGAAGTAGCAGACGTGTGTTTCAAGAAGGTGATAGCAATATCTTCCTTCACAGTCAGAGTACCATCAGAAGCCACATCCAGACGTTTCTTAATAGCGCAACGCATGGTGTCGTCCTGAGCAGTCAGTACACTGATATCCTGTTTAGGTCCCAATCCCTTGAATTCGACATCAACCACATCCGAGGTGCGGTATTCACGCAGTGACTCAACCAGATCGGTATTACCAAACGTAGCACGTTCAATAACCGAAGAGATCGCTGAACTGATCTTACTCGACAGGTTGGTACGCAGGGAGTTATTCTTATACCCGTTGTCCGTCATGTAGAAGGTAATGTCAAATCCAATACCGGCTGAGATCTGACGCGCTTCTTTCGCATTGGCCGTGATGTTGATCAGACCCAATGTCTGTTTAGGACGCAGATTAACTGTCGTCTTCTCCAGCAACTGTTTCTTCACTTCCACCATGTCGTCAGTCACCCAACTTACCAGGTCACCAATAACCTCGTTGACGTACGCTTTGTCCAGGGTATTGGTGCTGAAGTAATACGTACCATCCAGACCAACGATATCCACCTCACGTACAACTACACGTTCGTTTAATGGAATCGGATTACCCTGATCATCAGACTTGATATCACCAACGCGATAACGATAGATGATCTGACCTTCAGCGTCATACATGATGTCGCCTTTAGCATGCAGCACAATCGGATTGTTGTTACTGTCAAATACCAACTGATTTGTCTGAGGATCACGCTGATAGACCGTCTCTGCATAACGCCACGCTACATCAACATCGTACTTCTGATATTCGATGTTAGAGGTAATGGAACGAGAACGTTGATAGAGATAGGTCAATGCGGAACCCAGCACCACATCGTAAGACTGCTCCGTCACCACCACGAAAGGCTTGCCCAGATAGAACCCACCCAACTTTCTATCACTGTCGCTGTAGACAATGTCGTTTGGTGACTTATCAGCGGCAATACAGTTCAGCAGTGTGAATTGCTTCTCCAGCACCGAACGCAGTTTAGAAGGTGCATTACCAAACTGACCAAACGAAGTCAGGATGATCTCATCTTCTGCTGTGATATCGAGATTACTGTCAATATCAAACTGCCAGATGCGTTCACGTTCTTTAGTGCGACCGATCATCCGACCATTTAAGTAACCATAGTTGGATTCACCTTCCGGCATAAACAGCAACTGACACGCCACGTCTTCATCAGCCAGGTTCTTGTAGAAGTCCTGAGATAAAGTCACCACCGTCACGCTGTAACCACTTGCCGTCTTGGTCAACGTAAAGCTGTTCGCGCTAAGCTGCACCCCTAAGGAGTTATTCTCATAGGTGAAGACGCGATACGGTACAGTTGGTCGATCAAGATCATAAACACGTGTGGTAAAGGCATCGTTGTTCGCATCGTACACCGTGTAGAATGGCGAGTACATGAACACGTTGTTGTTTACTGTCATCGCTCGCTCTTCTAAAGAGCCTGCGTTCATAGCCGCAAGCTCAGCATCAGAGATCATGCGATAGATCCCGTTGTCCAAACGATAGACTGCAGCAGGTGTTACCGTTAACCGTAAGTTGTTATCCTTCACCGCACTGTTGGAGATCAACTGCGCCATCGAGGACTGCAACGTAACGATACCTGTACCGATCGGAGTAGTGATATCTGACTTGTTGGTCTGTGGGTTCAACGCACGTGTTGCCTGATAGATACGGTTGGTTACCATGTCTTCAGACTTCAGTGTACCGTAGCCAAGATCAGACAATGTTTTCGATACCTGATCGGCGGTAATCGGCAATGTCGTTTGGTTAGCTGAGTAGATTACATCTTCACGCAGGTCGTCAAGAGACTTACCATTGCTACCACCGGTTAGACTTGATGTGATCGAGATGGTCTTTTCGTTAAACACAGTCAGTGGTGTTGCGTACTCATCCAATGTACCGTTGTCGTAATTGAAATCCTGGAACACCGCACTGATGTTAGCTGCCTGCAAGGAAAGCGTCTCAATGACTAACTTACCTTTACTGGTGTAAACATCAATACGAACCTGGCGACCTGTACCTAAGTTATTGGAAATATAGATTTCCGGCAGTGTGACTTTTACTGCATCTTCCAATACCTGTGCGACAAAGGTGAGTTTGTTGTTATCGTACACCAGATCATCGTGCGTGACGTAAGCTTCTGACCAGGCATCTTTTACATTGGTGCGAGTAAACACACGGACGTAGTAGAATTGATCACCGTTCAGCGGGAACTTACTGTTAAAGCCGGAGATACTGGTAACCGTACTGGTGTAGCTCGATGCTTTGAACTGACGCAGTGGGACCGTGATGTAGAGCATCCCTTCATTATTAAAGACGATCTCTTTCCAGTCGAGCTGGTTAGACTCGACTGTCATCAGCGGCGTAGGTTCTGACACATCGTACACCACAACAAACCCGCCATGTTTCATCACACGAATTTCAATCGGGTATTCCAGACTGAATGCCGTGTCCATAACGGTTAATTGGGTATTGCGTGGAATCACCATCTTCGAGTAGATGCTGTCGATGTCATCGTTGCTGCCGGCCTTGACCTGGACCGCACGTGTACGAACTTCATCAGCGTTGAAGATTAAGTTAACCGTCAGGCGAGATGGTGTGCAGAAACGGTTCTTATAATCCTCATCACTCATGCTGCGATAAAGATCTTCATAAGACGCGGACAACTTCGGATAGAACTGGGTGATCAAGTCCTGATGGTTCTGCATGATCGCCGACCCAGTGAGCGCATTAAGTTCAAATGCAAACATAGCCGGGTTGGTTGCGTTGATGATATTTATCGAACCATCCATTGCCTGATCCAAAAGATCCAGCGAGTAATCGACCATCAAAGAAGGATCATTACGAAGATCAATCATCTTCTGTTTGATGTCATTGGTGCTGTCAGCCATTATAACCTCTTATTTCGTTTCTTTTGGAACCCACCACTGAAACTCGTTGGTCATGGGATCGATATACGGATAGCCGATAAAGTTAGTGCGTTGCATTTCAGATGGCGTGATCTTCCGGTAAAATGAATTACGGTTAGATGGTTTCATCTGCGGGTTAAAGATTTCCACACAACTGTTGAAATCAAGAATCAACGATTGTGTGTTGTAGCGCCAACCGACACATGACCAGTTACAACTGATTTGGTTATTGTTCTTAATCAGCGGACTTTCACGCGTCGTGTTAAAGTCAAATGCATTACCAATCGGGTTGGTTGTACAGATCGCTGCATACGGTGCACCGATCTTCGTCACATAGCGATAAGTCTGATCGAGAACGATGCGATAAAAGCGCATGGTGTAATCAATATAGTTGTTAACAATGGCTTCCCAGTAAGGAACCATCTCACCAAGGTATACCGCAGACGAATACGTTTGCAGCAAATCGAGGATCATGGTAATCGGATCGCCCGAGATGTTCGTGTGCGAAGACGTGATCTGATACGCTTCATTATATTCAGACTGACCGTCAACCATGGTCCAGGTTTCCTTACGTGCACCGGGTGGTGCAGTAAAGGTATCGATAACAATGTCAGGGAAACCCGTCATGGATTCTAAGGTGTTTGATAAAATCGGCACAAAAGCCTGTTGGTTATCAAACAGCGCAGAATACGATTTTCGGTCAATTGTCCCTTTTGCATCGAACATTGAACGAATGGCTCCTGGGATGGTATTTGCGTTATTTGAAGCCAATGCCAGGAGCTTTTCTTGCCGCATTAGATTATCGTATGACAGGTTAAGGATTGGGCGTGTAAAAAAGGTATACCCCATGACGTCTTTGTTGATTGGTAAGAAGGCGCTACGGTTACTGAATTTGTTCAAACCCCAATACTGATGTGCAAGCGATGAGGATACACTACCGTACCCCGATTCCCTCGCAGCCGAGTCAATGCTATCGGTCCATAACCCAGGATTGTATTCGTCGTTGTTATCGGTCATTACTCACACCTTTTAAAAATAAATATCCGTTGAACCAAGGAGTACTGTTATGTTACCAGTTGTTGTTACGGGGGCGATTACACTGGCTAGTTCGCTTGCGCTTGTCGCAGAGCGAATTCTCGCTGCGAAACAAAAAGCAAGTGAGATCACCGGTAGTGTTGACAAAACCCTTACCACTTTAGGTCAGATGGGTACACGCGACCTGATTACATTCACTAAAGTGACCCGTATGGAACCTCTGGTGTTAGTAGACGAGCGTTTAAAGTTCGACCCCTCTACACCGGAAATACTGCAGGTGCTGACTAGCCTGATCGCTGGTTACTACACACAAGCGTTCGCCATGCTCGGCCATGTTGATGGTATCGACGTCATTGGTACACTGGACAAGCTTAATCCGTCGCGTACTGGTATTGGCCTGAATAGCATCGAGGGCGATGAATCTGGTTACCACAAGTTTCCTAATCAGTCACACACCCCTCTCTATAGTATCGGGCTTGAAGCCTTAGAAACTGTAGAAGGCGAAACCAAGCCGGTTAAAATTCAGACTGATAAGAACGTGATTGCGGACATCAGTTCACCGACTAACCTGGCGATCGGTAAAATGATCAAGGTATCACTGTCTTCTAATGGCAACGTGGTTGAAATCCCAATCACCATCCGTGTGAAACCAGTCACCACTACAGTGGATGCAGTTACTGCTATTCTCGGTATCGGCACCACCAAGAACACCGTGTCTGAACGCTGGAATCGTTTCAAAGCAGGTGAGCTGACGTTCACTAACCTGGCAACCGGCGATGACGTTATTCGCCAGCACAAGAAGATCCTGATTCAGGACACTTCTGGTTTCTATGCCGAGATCGTTCGTCGTGCTCGCGGTAATGCGAAGAAAGGCCTGGTCTCTGGCAACCTGTCTCTGGCAACCGATTCTAACTGTATCCTGATCAGCTCTGATACCGCGCTGGATGTTGCTCGCGAACTCGGTGGTTCACTGGATAACTTTAAAATCCGTGAATCCATGTTCGGGAAAGTTTATTCCAATATGCTGATCATTGTCGATCAGATGAAGGGAATGGTTTCTTTCTATTACCGTGGCGAGCAGTTACCGACCCGTCTGTCACTGCAAGACATTAAACTGCATAATAAAGGCAGTGGTCCAGACATCATGTCTATCTTCACTGCGTTTGCCGAAAACAAAATCCCGTCGCTCTAAGGATCCCGTTCGATGAACATTTTTCAATATGTCAATAATCTCTTCGGCGCTGTTGACAAACGCGACGTGTTGGGTGAGATCGACAGCCTGCGTGATGAGCTGACTCGTTTCACCATCGGTAACTTTAAGAAAGCTATTGATGCAGGCGTTAACACTCAGGGTGCTAACTACTACAGCAAACAGCTCTCCCGTGAGTTCGATCGTCTGCGTCAGTCAGAACGTCTGCGTGGTCTTAACCTGATCGAACAGACTTATATTGCGCTGAACCAAACCACCATGACGCTGGAATGGCTGCGTAAACAAGTCGAGCGTGAGTTCGGTGGTAAGATCGTACGTGAAGCTGTTGACTTTAAACAAGCCAACTTCCTGCGCTACATCGACTCCATCGATTTCTACCTCCGCTACGCTCGTTCAATGTTGCTGGTTGTTACCAACCTGCAGATCAACCCGAACGAAGACATCACTAAGCACTTCACGATGCACGAGATTAAATTCCTGTCAGACACAGCGAAACACTTCGTCTATCTGACTGCGATGTTCTCGCAACCTGTGAGCGTGACTGAAAAGGTTTTCGATGCTGTCCCATCGGTTGTGGTGTCAGACGCGGATCAGCAAGCGATCGAAGCCGTACTGGGAAACGTAAAAACCGACCCGACGCAATCAGGTTTCCTCCCACTTGATTATAACCCATTCTTCCTGATCGGTCGTCGTCGTGCAGAACGTCGTGTTAAACGTCTGCGTGCTGCAGAAGCGGCAGCAACTGCAACTGAACTGACTCTGAGCAAACTGCTCGAAGCACAGGCTGGCGGCAGTAATGATCCGGCGGTTCAGAAACAGATCGACTACTACACCAACCAGTTAAACAAACTGAACGATGAAGTAGACCAGATCAACGCTGAAGTCGCGGTAAGCGCATAAGGAGTCCGTCATGGCAGATAGAGTTTCTACTGGTGCCGAGATTATCTACGGCACTGGATTTACCTCCCATGGCGGCCCAGACCAGAAAGGTGTAAAGATCAACGTCGATAATAAAGTTATTGATCTTTACCAGCAACTGAACGCCAACATTGCGTTGGTGGATAACTTTGCGTTTAAGCGTGAAGTTTGTGTTGCAACCTCTCGTCTGCTCCTGCCGTTGGCAAACTGGCTTCTGGCAACCCGTGCCAATTACCTGCATTCAAAACACGCACTCTTGTTTGCACGTGACTTGGCATTGGTCGCAATGGGCAAAGAACCGCAGATGAGTATCATGACGCGCATGCGCCTGTTCTCACCTTCTTCGGTGAAATCCAATCCGGGCGAACTCAATGCAACGAACTTCGATGCACTGGATTTGATCCCGAATAGCTTTATCGATGAGGTCCGCACTTACAGTAATGGTAAGCTGCTGGCTAACCTGACTCGTGACTCACAGCGTACCCGTGAGCTGGTCACTTCATTATATGTCATGTTTGGTTCTGTTGAATAACGGGCCGTATAAATCGGAATAAAAGAGGAAGAAATAAATGGGTAATAATTACCTCGGTTTGCTGTTGACTGCGGGCAACAATGCCTTTGATGAAAACGGCGTCCCAGCGCAGCCAGTACTGGTTGATGCACCCGTTGTTCCAGAACCAGCTCCAGTGGTCGAAGTCCCGGTCGTTGACCCAATCGCTGATCCAGTTCCAGTTCCAGTTGCTGATCCAGCGCCAGATATCGATACCCCACCGGTTGTTACTATCGACCCGGTTGAGCCACAGCCTGAGACTCCGTCTATTGTGTTGGCGATCAATGAAGATGAGCAAGAGCTCGTTGCTGCCGCTACCGCTGCTGCACAAGCTGAAGTTGCGCTGATCGACGCTGATTGCGCGCTGGAAGATTCTGAAACCCAGCTGACTGAACAAGCGCAGATTGTTTCTGAAGTTGAAAACGTTGTTGCCTCGATGGAAAGCTTCGTCGGTTCACCAATGTCAATGCAGGATGCTGTTGGTCTGCAGAAATGGGTAGTTTCGGCTACTCGTGGCGAATACGATCAGAACAAAGTCGTAGGTTCACTGGAATCTTTCGGTAACGACATCTCTACTGATGACGCACTGAACGCCGGCCTTGAAGGTATTGGCGACTTCCTGAAAGCAGCACGTAACAAACTGGGCGACATCCGTAAAGTGATGGTTGCTAACTGGGCGAGCTTCTTCAAAGAAGCATTCCTGGGCTTTGATAAAGTTGCCCGTCGCGCTGAAGCTGTGGCTAAGATCGCCAAGAGTACCTCTGGCGAATCCAATGCCTCTTCTATTCAGCTGCCGCTGGATACCGCATGGCGTCTGGTGAAAGATGGTAAGGTTTCTCAGAACCTGCCAAAAGATCTGGCCGACCTCGGTAAGTTCACCAAGCTTATCTTCAAAGATAACGCTGATGCGCTGATCGTTCATCGTAAGAAACTGGTTGACATCGCTGTTCGCCTGTCTACTGCGGAATACGACGATGCACTGAAGATCGCCAAAGAGCTCGTGAACTACGAACTGCCAACCGTTGGCGTTTGCAAAATCAAAGTACAGTCCAACTCCAACACCGTTGATCTGTATCGTTCCGACGAAGTACTGGGTGGCGTAGCGGTAACCTTCGCTAAGCCGGTTGATAAAATCAACGCACAGCTGCCTCTGTCTCGTCAGCTCGCTGACAAATGGAACAACATCATCCGTACCGACGTGTCTGTTGCTGCAACTGGTAAGAAGACTCCGAAGCTGGATGTGGCGATCGATACCCTGCAGCCTGCTGAAATCGCGAAACTGGCTGACGATGTATCTGCAATCCTGGGTGATGTGAAACAGTACCGTACCAACTACGCTGACTGGTATGCGTCCAACACCGATCTGGATCGTGCTATTGCCGTCCTGGCGAACGTGCCATGGTCTGGGGATAACGGCACTACTGTTGTTGATAACGATACTGATGCCAATGGCAACTCTGTATCTGTTGTTAGCATCATCGGTCTGAACCAGGACATCGCTGATGTCGTTGATTCACTGCATGACCAGTACAGCTACCTGACTGTTGCACCTATCCGTGCATTCACTGCTGAACTGCTGCCAATCCTGAACCGTGTGCTGGAAGTCGGCGAACGTTCACTGGCAACGTACAGCGACAATAACCTGTCTTAATCCGCAAAAGGCAAAGAGATGTCTATTTATCAAAAGCTCCTCTCTGCCGGCCTGGAGGCGTTCGAAGCGCCTCCTGCTCTTGCAGATGTGACACCGTCTCAGCTCCAGCAAGTGTTTGGTGATACTGCGCCGGTTCCTCTTGACACGCCTCCTCCGGGTGTTGAGGTTACGGTCATTGCACCGAGTCCATTTGATCCGGGTTATGTGGAAACGCCAGAACTCCTGCGACAGGAGATTGAAGCGCGTCAAGTCCTGGTTGAACTCATCAATGAAGAGCGTGAAGCGCAGAACACGCGTCAGTATGTTGAAGAGTTGCGTCGTGCAGGTGATGGTCTGGAAGGATTGATGGTTGAGATTCAGGGTGTTAATAACCCAGAAGAACCGACCAAAGATGAAC